CAATGGATATTCAACACCAAATTTTTTAAAACAGGTTTGTTTTGATTTATTTCTAACTTCTTTGTTTTGTAAAGTATATTCAACCCCATATTTTTGTAAATTAGTCGCCTTAGTCTTATCTTTTATTTCCTTAGATTGAGTTGGATACTCAACTCCGTAATTTTTTAAACTAGTTTCTATATTTTTAATTCTAACTTCTTTAGATTGAGATGGATATTCTACGCCTAAATTTTTTAAATTTGTTACCTTTATTTTATTTTTAACTGTTTCATTTTGCCAACTATATTCAACCCCGTGTTTTTTTAAGTAAGATTCAACCTTTTTATCTTTTATTTCTTTAGATTGTGAAGGATGAACGACACCATAATTTTTAAAACAAGTTTCAATCTTTTTATCATTTAATTCTTTACATTGCGATGGATGTTCAACACCATAATTTTTTAAGCAGGTTTCTTTCTTTTTATTTTTGATTATTTCATTTTGTGACGCATTTTCAACTCCATGTCTTTCTATCATGGTATTTTTTATTTTTTCTTTGAATATATCACTTTGCATGACATATTCAACTCCATATTTTTCTAAATTGGTTTGTTTTACCTTTTCTCTAATTTCCAAATTTTGATTAGGATTTTCTACACCATATCGTTGAATATTTGTTTTCTTAATTTTATCTTTAACAGCTTCACTTTGCCAACTATATTCAACACCGTATTTTTCTAAATTGGTTTGTTTTATTTGTTTTTTAAAATGTTCGCTTTGTAAAATACATTCAACACCATACTTTTCTAAATTAGTTTGTTTTATTTTTGCAACAGTTTTTTTACCTAAACATGTTTTACAATAAACACTATTATTTTTTATTAATTCTAAAAACCCTTTATTAAAAATATTATCACATCCTTCCGTTTTACACTTGCCTTCAATTTTAGTATCTTTCCTAACAAGATCATTCGAATAATCTCTACAAAGTTCGACACTATTTTCCAAGCAGAATTGCTTCAAACTTTCATTACAATATTTAAGTGGTTTCATTTATATATTATAGTAAAGATATGTTTAAATCATTTTTACAAATCCTAGTTTAATCACAACTTTGAATAAACTCATCACGCTCTGCAGGTGTAAATAGCCCCCACAATATATTCGCTCTTGTTTTTGCAGTAAGCTTATTGGAATATGCATAATTATTAAAATTATTATTTATTATTTTTTCTAGGTTACATAAACGACTAAGAATTGCTTTAAATTTAGGCTGCATACCAATACCAGTCGGAGTATCTTCATTAGCATATAATATCATATTGTTTTCAAGCCAATTGATATCTTCACCTTCCTTTGATTGTCTTTTAACAATCCATTTATCATAATATATTTTAGTTACGATAGTCATTGTTTTAGAAAAACTGCGAATATCAGCTAACAAAACAGGGTCTTGTGGCTGCTCTAAATATTTCAACATAATGCGAATTATTTCAATTGGTAACCCTTTTTGAAAGTAAATGTCTTGAACTAGTTGATCATCCATATAATGATATTATAAATACTATTATATTTAATATCTTTTTTCCACCTTTTTCTTAAAATAAGGCAAAGCCCTATAAAAAGTAAAGGTGGAGCCAAAAATGTTTATAAATATGTAAATATATTTAGAAACAAATTGTTTCAACTTTGGCTTTAGCTTCGCAAAACTTTTACTTTAGAAAAGGTTTTGCCTTTTCTAAAGAAAAAGGTGGATTTTTATATTCTATTAATATATAAAATGGCTTTTGTTTCAGATTATACATTTAACAATATTTCAAGATTAGGCGATGACAGTTGTAGCCAAGATATCAACTCCATTGAGAATGCTCAAGCATGCAGCTATTTACTACAGAATTACTTCAGACAAGACTGCACCATGTCGAAAGCCAGACAACTAGCGGTTACACAACCAGGTGTAAACTATTCAGGAACAATGGGATCCGATATTTGCGGATCTAATATTGACGACAGTTCCCGCCTTCTAATTGGCACAATTCAAACAAACCCCCGATGCCGAATTGACTTGTTTCAGCGCCCATTTGCTACTGTGCCCTTTTTAGGAAGAGGTTCAGTCGATCCTATTTTAGAATCACAAATCCAACAAGGTGAGACAATCACTAACAAGAGAACCGTAACCGGTCTAACTGAGAAGAGCTACTTGAAGTTCCATACTACGCCCTTGATTCCGGAAGTTAAGGAAACTATTCAAAATCCTACCAATTTGATTGAAGGCATGGCATCGGAAGGATGGATCCGAGGCGGCGTTCCATCACGAGAGCTAACAAGAGATCGTGATTTTTATACGGCACATACAGCGGGACAGTATGCTTAAGCGAAGCAAAAAAGCAAGGCGAAAAAAAGCGATTAAACTTTGTTACAGAATTATAATTATATTAATTTAAAGACTTTTCATTAATTAATATAAATGTATAAAACAGATTTTGTTGTTAAATATCATGATATAGAAAATGAGCTAATACTTAATTTACATCGAAAGATGATGAGACAGCATGAATTGGAAGATCTAGCCGAAAAAGAGGCGGCTGCAGCCAAAGCGGCTGCTATTTTAGAAAAAGAAAATCAGATAAAAGCTTTAGAAGAGCAAGCAAAAAAGCAATTAGAAGAGCAAGCAAAACCTGTTAAAAAGAAGGGTGGTAAAAAGAAGGTAGAACCTGTTCTTAACGTAGTAGAAGAAGCTCCAAAAAAGAGAGGTAGAAAGAAGGCGACAAAAGCAGAGGAACCAGTAATAAAGGTAGAAGAAGTAGTAAAAACGGAAGAAATAAAATTAGAAGTCAAAGAGGAAAAAGAAGAACCAAAAGTAGAAATAGAAGAACCAAAAAAAGATACAGATGATGCAAATGAAGATGATGATGATGACTGCGAAGACCTAGAATACACGATGGATGATGTGCATCTTATATGTGAAAAATTATATCGAGATGAATTATTATCTGTATTTGAAGTTGAAACAATAAATGATCCAAATATGGATGCGGGAATTAAAAGAGTAATTGAGAAGATGATCGATAACAAGAATTTCAAGCAGCTTTTAGACGATATCAAACATGAATTAATTGAGTTTAGCAATCCTTCAGGAACTCCTGAGGAACTAGAAAATATTCGTCGCAATTTGGAATATTTAATTTTCATTACATTATTTAGTCAACAAGTATTTTATATAACACACAAGTGCATTTGTCAATTGTTCACAGTGGATGATGTTGATCCAAATCTTATAGATCGATTAAAAGATAAAACAATTGGTCTTTTTAAAAGAAATTAATTTGAAAATTAGTTTAAAAATTAATTTAAAAATGAAATGAAAATTAAAATTATAAATATATATAAATGGCTTCTACACGCAATAAAAATACACCAGGAAATTATTGTTTAGATCAAAAACAATATACCGATTCTTCTAAATGGTTATTATATACCAATGGTGCAAATGGAACTGCTTATGATACTAGATTAGCTGGCAATGGTTTAAACCCTGGACAACTTCCTTGGACTACATTATCTTACAATCCAGCTGATATTGAGTCATTTTTATTTGGTATTAATGCAACTAATTTAGTTAATCCTGCACCTTGTCTAACACCAGAATTGAAATGCTTAAAAACCGTAAATGTTTTTAAAATGCCTAATGTTATTATGCCGGTTCCTTTAACAGTGCCTAAAGGACAAAGACCTTTTCCTGTTCCTTAGAAATTAAAAAACTTATTTAAGCCAATATTAGGTATGAAAATTTATTATAAATTATATATTTATAATAAATATGAGTAACATTATTGCACAAAATATTACTGTTACGAATTTAACAGTTACAAATATTAATGGCCAACCTTATAGCTCATTTAGCAATTGTTGTAGCAATTGCACAAGCTATAATAATGATTGTCCTGATTGCACTTCTGACAATACAGATCCTAATTGTCAGGATTGTGAAAAACCTCCATGCTGTGTGGGAGCTACAGGACCGCAAGGTGCAATTGGAGCTACAGGTGCACAAGGTATAAAAGGAGTAAAAGGAGATACAGGAGCTACAGGAGCAACAGGAGCTCAAGGCACTCCAGGAACTGTAACTGGACAAATATTTTACATGAATTACACTGACGAAACAACTTCTACGATTTCTCCTCCTGTATATGACTATTGGGGATTAAATACAATTTTAGCTGGGACAGGAATCGGAAATATTGCAACACCTACATGGAGTGGAGCAGGCACATGGGTGCCTATACCATCTCTTTATCCTAGTATTAATGTTGACCCATCAGGGAATCAATTTGCTACAGTGCCTGGTATACTTGGTTCAAGTGTTATTCCATCCGGATTTTGGAATATGAATTTATGGGTTAGAAGTGATACAGTTAATAATTATGAATTAAGATGGACATTATATTACACTGACAGAAATATTTATAATCCTCAAAATATACCAAATGGTATAATTCCTTGTCAATCAGATACTCTATTATTACCTTTTAATAATGCATCTCCTTTGCCATGGCGAAGAATTGTATTATCTAATTTTGTTGCATCTACTAATACATTTATACCTCCAACTGATTTAATGTTTTTAATATATTTGGAAGCTAGACCTCTTTCTAATACAGGAACATTAGAAATAATATTTGAAGATCATACTGACGGTCCTTCTTATATTGTAACTAGTTTAGCAGTTCCTGGTGTAACAGGACCACAAGGTGTAACAGGACCACAAGGCGTAACAGGTGCAACAGGAGCAACAGGAGCAACAGTAGCAACAGGAGTAGGTGCAACAGGCTCAACAGGAGCAACAGGGGTAGGCTCTCAAGGTCTAACAGGCGCAACGGGTCCAACAGGTCCAACAGGTCCCGTATTCAATATAGGAAATACTCTTCGCGTAGATTCTGTATATGGAAATGATTCAACAGCCTCTGTTGGTGGTTCTCCATATCTCACCGTTCAAGCAGCTATTGCAGCAGCTACCTCAGGAAAAACAATCTGGGTTCATCCAGGTACATATAATTTAACAGCAGGTATAACACTTCCAGATGGCATAGCTCTTCGCGGTTTGAATACTCAAACAACAACAATCCAAATGCTCGGTGTAACAGCAAATACAACCTTGTTAACCATGGGTGAAAATACGCGTGTAGAAGATTTAACTCTGAAACTAACATCAAGCGGCCATTATACGCTAAAAGGTATCGTTTATGGAGGAACAACATCTGTAACCGGAAAACTTCGCACATGTGTTCTCACGGTTGATAATTCTGCTGCGAATGATACTGGAACAAGTATTGTAACTGGCGTTGAATCAAACGGAACAGGAACACTTGGTGCATCAAGTTTCTCATTCAATTCTTTAAAAGGCGCAACAATCAATGTATTGTCGAATGGCGCAGGAAATAAACGCGGCATTCTTATTTCTACAAATAATATCATGTCTACACGCGATATAAATATTTATGTAGCTCAGCCAAGACAAACAAGCTCAACAGGTTCTTATGTTGGCGTTGAGACGGCAGATTCAACCAATAGTGGCTCTATCCAACTTAGGGCAACAACGATTG